TGCATGGGTTCCGGCTACAAGGTGGTGCGGAATTTGCCAGCGTCCTACATCCCGTTCGTGGACTTCCCCTGCGACCCCGAGCCACACACCAGCCCCATCGAGGCGATGTCCATTTTCGACATCACCCACGACATCCAGGAAATCAAGTCCGAAATCCTGCGCAACACGCTGGACTCCTTGGCGCAGTCCATCCACCCACGCACTGCGGTGGTCGAGGGCCAAGTCAACATGGACGACGTGCTGAACAACGAGACCGGAGCCATCATCCGTATGCGTGCCCCTGGCATGGTGCAGCCATTCTCTAGCCCGTTTGTCGGCCAGGCCGCGTTCCCCATGCTGGACTACATCGACCAGATCAAGGAAGACCGCACCGGAATGAGCAAGGCGGCGATGGGTCTGAACGCCGACGCCTTGCAGTCCAGCACCAAGGCTGCAGTGGCCGCCACCATCAGCGCGTCGCAGGGCCGCATCGAACTCACGGCGCGGATGATGGCCGAGGGCATGAAAAAATTATTCAAAGGCATCCTGTTCTTGATGGTGACGCACCAGGACAAGCCCCGCATGATTCGCCTGCGCGACCAGTTTGTGGAGATCGACCCGCGCGCCTGGAACGCCAACATGGATGTGAGCATCAACATCGGTTTAGGCAACGGCGACACCAACGAGCGCCTACAGGCTCTGATGATGATTAGCGCCAAGCAGCAGGAGGCGCTGACCCAGCTCGGTCCACAGAACCCGCTGGTAAGCCCGTCTATGTACGCCAGCACTCTGCGCAAAATTGTGGAACTTAGCGGATTCAAGGACTCCAGCCAGTTCTTTAACGACATCCCCGCCGACTACCAGCCGCCACCAGCGCCAGCACCCAAGCCGACACCAGAAGAAGTGTTGGCCGAGGTCCAGGCCAAGTCCATTGAGGCCGACATCCAGAAGAAGGCCGCCGAGTTGGAACTCAAGCGCGAGCAGATGATTCGTGATGATGACTTCCGGCGCGACCAACTGGCGCAGGATGGACTACTAAAGAAATACGAAATTGAGTTAAAGTACAACGCACAAATTAGCAACGCTGAGATTCAAGCTGTCACCAGCATGAATCGAGAGGCAACCATCAACCAACCTGGAATGGCATGACAGAACAAGTAATCCGCGCTGGCCGCAAGGCACAGGAACTCTTAGAGAACGAGACATTCAACATGGCACTGACCAAGGTTGAAAACGATCAACTCTGGGTTTTTAAGAGCAGCAAACCCGAAGAGACAGCAAAACGCGAGATGGCCTGGTCCATGATTAAGGCGATAGACAGCCTCAAGATTGAACTGACCAAGACCATCGACAACGCAAAAGTGGCGCAGCGTGCGGCAGAACGGGTTAACAAATGACAGAATCACTCAATATGGACGCAGCAGTCCAGGCACTCACGGCGATACTTCCGGAAGACGGAGAAAAGTTACCCGACGAGGCGTTAGCTCAGGAAACTGAGGCGGCGGTGGATGAGGAATTGTCCGGTGATGCAGACGCATCGGACGATGAAACACCTACCGAACAGTCAGAGGAAGATGAGGAATCAGAGGAGAACGAAGAGCCGCAGACTTTCACCGTCAAAGTAGATGGCAAGGAAGTTACTGTAACGCTTGACGAACTCCAGCAAGGTTACTCACGCACTCAAGACTACACGCGGAAGACCCAGCAAATTGCCGAGGTGCGCAAGCAAGTCGAGCAAGAGAGCCAGGCCATCCGCGCCGAGCGTGCGCAGTACGCTCAATTGTTAGGAGCATTGGAGCAACAGGTTCAGCAGGCGGCAGAGCCTCAGATCGATTGGGACCGCCTCTACCAAGAGGACCCCATCGAGTGGGTGAGGCAGAAAGAGTTAGTGCGTGAGAACCAGACTAAGTACGCGGCTATTCAGAGCGAACAGCAGCGACTTGCAGAAATCTCACGCCAGGAACAGGCGCAGTCTATGCAGGCGTTTCTTGCCACAGAGCAGGAAAGATTGATGGAAGTCCTACCCGAGTGGAAGGACCCAGCAAAGGCCAAGGCAGAGAAAGCGCTACTCATTGAATTCGGACAGAAAGCCGGATTCCAGCCTGATGAACTGAAGAACATTTTTGATCACCGCGTCGTGAACGTGCTGCGTAAAGCGGCACTCTACGAACAGATGATGTCCAAGCGGGGCAACATCAAGCCGGTGACCAACAATGGCCCAAGACCAGCCAAGCCAGGTGCAGCGGGTCGAGTCTCTACGACAAGCGAGTCAACGCGTGCAAAACAACGTCTTGCAAAAACTGGCCGCGTCCAAGACGCCGTCTCCGCAATTGAACTTTTATTAAAGTGAGTACATCATGGCAATCGTAACCAATACTTTCACCACCTTTGACGCCAAAGGTATCCGTGAAGACCTGTCCAACATCATCACCAATATCGCACCCGAAGAAACTCCTTACATGAGCAACATCGGGCGTGAGTCAATCAGCAATTCGCTGTTTGAATTCCAAAGCGATACCCTGGCAGCAGCTGCGGCCAACAAGCAGATTGAGGGTGACGATGTCGCCTCTTTTGACGCTGTTACCGCAACCGTTCGCCTGCAAAACTACGCTCAGATTTCGCGCAAAACCATCATCTTGTCCGCTACTGAAGAGGTGGTTAACAAGGCTGGCCGTCGCAGCGAACTGGCTTACCAGATCGCCAAGCGTAGCGCCGAACTGAAACGCGACCAAGAGTTCACCATGCTGAACGGCGCTGTGGCTGCTGCTGGTAGCACCAGCGTTGCACGCGGAACTGCATCTTTGGGCGCGTGGGTCAAGACCAACGTCGATATGCAAACCAACGGCACTAACCCGTCGTACACCACGCTGCCAAACAGCGCCCGTACTGACGGAACCGTTCGCACTTTCACTGAGACCATTCTCAAGAATGTGATTCAGCAAGTGTGGTCTGCTGGCGGCACTCCAAAGATCCTGATGACCGGACCTGTTAACAAGCAGCGCGTCAGCGGTTTCTCTGGTATCGCCTCCAGCCGTTTCAACATCAACGGCGGTGAAAAGCCTGCGACTTTGATCGGCGCGGTTGATGTCTACGTTAGCGACTTTGGAAACGTCAGCGTTATCGCTAACCGTTTCCAGCGCGAGCGTGATGCTTGGGTGCTCGATCCCGAGTACGCCAAGATGGTTGTGCTGCGTCCTTACCAGCAAATTGAACTCGCTAAGACCGGCGACGCTGAGAAGCGTATGCTGTTGGTCGAGTGGGGTCACAAGGTGCTGGCAGAAAATGCCCACGGCCTGGCTGCTGACCTGATTACTTCGTAATCAACCTAAAGGGATCAGGGAAACCTGGTCCCTTTTTTAACGCATGAACAATCAAATATTTGACGAAAACAAGGAAGCGGGTATCACCCGTTTTTGGCATTACAACGATGAAACCGGCCAGGCAACGATTCAGACTCAGCAGGATGTCACAGCAGTCGTTGAAGCAAACAAGGCAGATTTCAACAAGGTAAACGAGCGCGCAAACTGGAGGGGCGAGTGGCATCACGTCGCCAGCATTCCGGAGGGCGTCTACTACAAACTCAAGGCCGAGGGCAAGCTGGACGATCAGGCGTACATGAAACGCTGGCTCAATGACCCCGACAACCGATTTTTTAGAACGAGACCTGGACAAATATGAACAACTACATTGCAGTCTGCACCCCAGCGCGTGACATGGTCCACGCCAATTTCACCTATTGCCTGGTGAATATGGTCTGCTACCACACGCTCAACACGACAGACGCAGTGTCTCTCAAGATCATGCAGGGCACGCTGATCCAAAACCAGCGTGCTGACCTAGCGCTAGATGCGATGCGCGAAGGCTGCACCCACATCCTGTTCATCGACTCAGACATGACGTTCCCGCAGGACATGGTCGAGCGCCTGCTAAAACATGACCTGGACATCGTGGCAACAAACTGCGCTCGGCGTAGAATTCCAACAGGCCCGACTGCCCAAAAATACGGGCCAGATGGCGAGCGCGAATTGGTCTACACGATGCCCGAATCCACCGGCATTGAGGAAGTTGGCAGCATCGGAATGGGCGTGATGCTAATCAAGCGCAACGTCTTTGAGAAGCTGACAGAGCCGTGGTTCGAAACTCCCTGGCGCACCGACAAGCGCGGCTACATCGGTGAGGACATCTTCTTCTGCCGGAAGGCGCAGGCGGCAGGGTATAAAATCTACATAGACCACGACGTGAGCAAAGAGATCGGCCATATCGGGACTTTTGAGTTCAAGCACGATCACACCTGGATGATGCGCGACATCGAAAAGGAAAAGGCAGAAAATGGCACTTAGCACCTACGCTGAACTGAAAGCCTCGGTGGCCGACTGGCTCAACCGTAGCGATCTCACGTCTGCCATCACCGACTTTGTCTCTCTCGCGGAATCACAGATGGAGCGCGATCTGCGCACCAGGCAGATGATTGTCAGAGCCAACGCCACTGTAAACACCGAGTACAGCGCACTGCCTGATGACTACCTGGAGGCTAAGTCGTTCAAGCTGACCGGTACGAACCCCATCTCCCCGCTGGTATTTCAAAGCATCAACGCGATGGATGACTTGCAAGTCAGCTACACGGCCAGCGGCCAGCCTAAGTATTTTTGCGTGATTGGTGGACAGATTCGCGTCCTACCAGTACCCGACACATCCTACGTCTCCGAGTTGATCTACTACGCGAAACTCAGCAAGCTATCCAACTCAAACACGACCAACTGGCTGCTGACTCTTTCGCCCGACGTTTACCTTTATGGTTCGCTGCTTCAGGCCGCGCCGTACCTCCAAGATGATGCGAGAATCCAGGTATGGGCTGGGCTGTATCAGAAGGGAATCGACGCACTTAACCTGTCTGATGAACGCGGATCCATGACGGGCGGCGCTCTGATGGCAAGAGCAAGGACATTCGGATGATAGTTACCACGACAAAGGGTGAGATGGATGACTCGCTGCTGGAAAAGCGCGAGGGTTCAGACGAGACTGACAACGAAACAATTTCGTTCACCGAATACTGGTTAGATGGTGAAATGGTGCATCGGTCTGTCCATGTTGTGCTGAAGCGCAATGTGTTCAGCGAGGGCATAACTCAAATGATTGGATAAGACATGGCTAACACGCAAGCAATGTGTACATCGTTCAAGGTTGACTTGCTCAACGCTGTTCACGCATTTAATGGAACCGGAGTGCCAGCCCACACCGCATCTACCGCCGACACTTTCAAGGCCGCGCTGTACCTGGCAAGCGCCACCGTTAACGCATCCACAACCGCCTACAGCAGCACCAACGAGGTATCCGGTACTGGTTATACCGCGGGAGGCGTAACAGTCACCTTTGGCACTGCACCGTCCTCCACAAGCACCACGGCGTTTATCACGCCCAGCGCGTCCATTACGTTCAGCGCAGTCACGCTATCCACGGCGTTTGACGCGGTCCTGATCTACAACTCGACCCAGAGCAACAAGGCGGTGAGCGTCCACACATTTGGATCGCAGACTGTTACCGCTGGTACGTTCACTCTGACTATGCCAACCAACGACTCCAGCACCGGCCTGATCCGGCTGGCATAACTGAAGGAGCAGCGCCGTGGCTGCATACGGTACAGGCTACTACGGCATTGGTGTCTATGGCATAGGCAATGTTGTCATCTCTGGCAACGCCTCCACGCTTGCCATCGGGACACTGCTGGGTGATGTTTCAATCCAAGAGGATGGGACGATTGGAACCGGCAACGTCGGCACTGTAGGGATAACGTATTCAGTCTCCATCACCGGCAACGCATCTACGGCATCTATTGGCACTGTAGCGCCAAGCACTACGGCATCATCCACGGGTAATTCGGCCACTTTGTCAATTGGTAGCGTCACTCAGAGCGCGGCCATAGACGCAACTGGTAACAGCGCGACACTTTCACCAGGCACTGTCACTAGCAGCAGAAGTCTGGCCGTAACTGGCAATGCGTCCACCGGATCGGTTGGAACTGTACTTGCCGATGTCATATCGTTCCAGGCCATCACCGGAGTCAGCGGAACTGGATCGGTTGGCACTGTTTCAAATGTCACATCAATTGAGATAATTGGGAACGGCGCAACTGGTGCTGTTGGGACAGTGATTGGATTCGGATGGGGCGCGATACCTGACACCTCCGAATCATGGGGTGCGATACCCGATACATCGGAGACGTGGACGGCTATTGCCGACACATCCGAGACCTGGACGCCGGTATCTGACACCAGTGAAACATGGGCAGATATATCCGATAATGCAACAACGTGGCAAGAAGCCGCATAGAGGTACATCATGGCTGATACGACAACGACAAACCTACTTCTTACCAAGCCCGAGGTAGGTGCATCCACCGACACCTGGGGCACAAAGATCAACACCGACCTGGACTCGGTTGACGCGGTGTTTGCTGCGGCTGGTAATGGAACCAGCGTCGGTCTCAATGTTGGATCTGGCAAGACGATTACGCTTGCTGGTACGACTAAGTTCGCAGGCTCTACGTCAGGCACTACTACGTTGCAGGCAACTGCGGTTGCTGGAACTACAACTCTTACGTTGCCAGCGGCTACAGATACCTTGGTTGGTCGGGCCACTACAGATACGCTGACTAACAAGACGCTGACAACGCCAACAATCAGCCAACTGACTTCTGCGGCAGCTACCGCACTCACGTTGCAAAGCGCAGGAACTACGGCGGTTACTGTAGACACAAGCCAAAACGTGGGAGTTGGCACTACTTCTCCCGTAGCGCAACTAGCCGTTTCTGGAGTTGGTCAAACGACTGCGGCAATGTCCACATCAACAGGATTGGGTGGAACTTTATATGTCAGAGATGGGTCTGGCGGAGCAGGGAATGGCGGTGCTGTCATGTTTGGAGCAACTCAAGGTGCTTGGGCCGCAATAAAAAGTCTTTTAACAGATGGTTCAAATAATACACTTGGAGCATTAGCATTTTCAACTCGCAATGCTAGTGCAGATACTACTTTAACTGAACGGATGCGTATCGATGCCGGCGGCAGCGTGGGGATTGGCACAAGTTCGCCAACAACATATGGCTCTGCTCAGAAAACATTTGCAGTACAAGGTTCAAGTGGTACTGTTGCTGGATACATTGCGGCTGTCTCATCAGATGCAACAAGGTCAATTAGCTTGTATTCTGGCCTGACTTCGGCTGATAACCCATCAATCATTTATACAGGTGATTTAAGATTTGGTTCGGCTACATCAACCAATGGTGTTACGGGCTACTCAGAACGGATGCGTCTCGACTCCAGCGGCAACGTGGGGATTGGTACTTCTTCACCGGGATACAAGTTGGATGTGCAAAGTAGCGCATCTACTGGTGCGCCATTGCTGGCAAACTTCCAAGCTGCTGGCGGCGATGTCCAGCTATATGTGCAAAACGGTACTGTTAAAACTCAAGTAAATGCAGACGCAACAAGTAGCGCGTCTATCATTGGTTCGTTTAGCGCACATCCGCTTGTTATCCGAACATCCAACACAGAACGGATGCGTATTGCTACCAACGGCATTGTCACCATGAATGCATACGGTGCGGGTGCAGCAACATTTTCAGCGGCTGGCGTTATATCTTCTGTTTCTGATGAAACATGGAAAATTAAAGACGGTGTGCCTATTGACCCTGATTTAATGCTTAACAAGTTGCAGCCTGGATATTGGTACTACAACAATGAAAAGAAAGACACTTTTGGAACTGATAGGCAGCTAGGTTTTTACGCTCAAAACGTAAACGCTGCCATTGGCCCAGAAGCTGCGCCAGTTCCAGAAGAAGGAAAACCTTGGGGCTACTATGACCGTTCTGTCTTAGCTGTAACTGTTATGTCCTTACAAAAAGCACTGGCAACTATCGAATCCCTGACCGCCCGTATTGCGGCGCTTGAATCTAAATAAGGACTGCCATGACCACAACTTGGAACATTGTACAAACTGACTACTTGGTAGCAGACGGATTTATCACCACCGCGCACTGGACAGCAACCGCTGTTGATGGAGCATACACCGCTGGCGCTTATGGCACTTGCGGTTTTGCGGCTGCTACGCCATCCATTCCCTACGCCAGCGTGACTCAGCAGGAAGTGCTGAACTGGTGCTGGGCCAACGGCGTGGACAAGACTGCTGTTGAAATTGGCCTTGCTGCACAAATTGGGCTGCTAAAAACCCCTGTAATTGCCGCTGGCGTACCCTGGAGCGCATAAATGGAATTCCAGCCTTTATTCAACTTCGTGGGTGGCGCAATCCTGGTCGCTGTTGGATGGTGGTGCAAGGAAATATGGAATTCTGTGAAGTCTCTAAAAGAAGACATCCAGGCAATTCAAGTTGACTTGCCAAAGAACTACGTTACCAAGAAAGACATTGAGAATCGGTTTGACAGGATCGACGCGACCCTAGAGCGATTGTTCGACCGGCTGGACTCCAAGGTAGACAAGTGATTTCTCTGCTTGCATCAGCGGAAAGCCCGTGGCCTGGCACTGAGACAAAGACGGTTTTGGTTTGTCGTATCCCTAAGAAAGATGAGGACAAGACGATGGGCGCAAATGAATTTATGGACAAAGACGGACGCATCTGCCGCTGGGTAGTTGTGAACAAGAAATGATTGATCCGTTTACGGCCTTTGCTATTGCCCAGGGTGCGGTGGCAGGCATAAAAAAGCGGTAGCCCTTGGTAAAGATATACACGGCCTATACAAAGAATTCAGCAGTTTCTATCAAGCGGCAGACACGGTACACCTAGCAAGCAGCAAGGCCAGGATTGCGTCAATAGGAAAGACGAATGCACAGATCAGTTCTGAGGCTCTCCAGATTGCACTGGCGTCAAAGGCACTGAGAGAGCATGAGAAGGAGCTGAAAGACATCCTTTTCTATAGTGGCAATGCGCCAGTGTGGGAAGAGATGATGGCAGAGCGCACCAGGATGATTAAGGAGCGCAACACACTTGAAAGAGAAGAGTCAGAGAGAAAGCAGAAGGACAAGGAAGCGAAAGTGGCAATCATTATGAACACACTCTGGATCTCCGGCGCATCCGCTATCGTTGTCCCACTGGTGAGCATCACGTTTAACGTAATTATGAACAGGGGTTTCTGATGATTCCAATACTCGGCGCACTACTCGGCACTCTTGCGGAAAGCGGCCTGGGGCTGCTATCTAGCGCCATTCAGGCCAAAGGCAAAGAGGTGGTCGAGAACACTCTTGGCGTGAAGATCCCCGATAACCCAACACCGGCTGATGTCGAGAAGCTGCGCGAGTTGCAGTACGACCACGAAGAGCGCCTGATTGAGCTGGGCATCGAGAAGGCCAAGCTGGAGATGGCTGAACTGGAGCTGTACGCAAAAGCGGCACAGGCTGACGCCAACAACATCACAGACCGCTGGAAAGCTGATATGTCTAGCGACTCATGGCTGTCAAAAAACATCCGGCCAATGTCGCTAATTGCCATCTTTTGCGGCTATTTCCTGTTTGCCATGATGTCTGCCTTTGGATACAACGCCAATGAGTCCTATGTGACCTTGCTGGGTAATTGGGGAATGCTGATTATGGGTGCGTACTTTGGTGGACGTACCGTCGAGAAGCTGGCAGAAATGAGGAGTAACAAATGAGCATCTTCATCCCCGTACTCTACATCTGCATGAACGGACACTGCGAGTTCTTTCAGCAGCACGCGTATTACACTGACCGGCAGAAATGCATCGAAGTTGTTGTGGCAAAGCAAGGAGAATTCGCCAAGATGGGCGCGGTAGTGGATTCCACTTGCATTGAGCTAGTTGTCCAAAAAAGGGGTTTGTATGAGTCTTAGTCGAGAACAAGCGGCTTTCCTGCTGGATTTCTGCAAGTTGGTGCAGTACGCCACCGACCAGGGTTTTCTAGTCACTGGCGGCGAGTTGGCGCGTACACCAGAGCAGCAGGCCATCTACTTCAAGACTGGCCGGTCAAAGACTATGAACAGCATCCACCTCAAGCGTTGCGCCGCCGACCTCAACTTTTTCAAGGATGGGAAGATTATCTGGGACAAGGGTATCCTGGCTCCTCTAGGCGCGTATTGGGAGAGCCTGCACCCGAAGAATCGCTGGGGTGGTAACTTCAAGAGTTTGGTGGACTGCCCACACTTTGAACGGAACGTATGAGCGACTACAGCGGCCAGATCACAACGCCAGCGCAGCCGAATCTCGGCAACCCTGGTGAGGTGTATGACCGCCTGTTTTTCAGTCAAACATTCAGCAACATCGGGAACTATGCAGGCCGCGTCACAAACGCTCTGGCAGCGTTATTCGGACCGCGTGGAGGCAAGTACCTCAACGCACCTTATGGAGCGTTCCAGGACTCCACAGACCAGGTCGCGGCTAACACCACCACGGCCTACGCCGTCACCTTTAACACAACCGACTTCAACAACGGTGTCACTCTCTCAAACTCATCCAGGCTGAACGTATCGCAGTCGGGCATATACAACGTCCAGTTTTCCATCCAGTTTACGAACACGACAAATTCATCCCAAGACGTTGACGTTTGGTTCAGAAAGAATGGGACAAACATTGACAAGTCGAACTCAAGGTTTGGGTTTGCACCCAGAAAAGGCGCCAACGATCCGTTTCACACAATTGCAGCAATAAACTATTTTGTAAGCCTTAACGCAAACGACTATGTGGAGATCATGTGGCGGCCTACTGATGTCGGAGTGTCGATTGAGCAGTATCCGGCAGGCACTTCCCCAACCAGGCCAGCAGTACCGTCGGCCATCGTTACACTGTCGTTTGTCTCCAACCTATCGGTGTAATCATGGCACTCATCCCCTTAAAAATTCCACCAGGCGTCTACCGCAACGGCACTGAATATCAGTCGGCTGGCCGCTGGTACGACTCCAACCTAGTTCGCTGGTTTGAGAATACCCTGCGACCCATTGGAGGATGGAGGAGAAAATCCCAGTCTGCTATGACGGGTAAGTGCAGAGGCATCATCACCTGGCGAGATAACAGCGCAACCCGCTGGGCTGCAGCCGGTACTCAGTCCAAGCTGTACGCGATGGATGTCGGTGGTACGCTGAAGGACATAACACCTACTGGATTTACAACTGGATCGGCTGATGCGACTGCTACAACCGGATACGGCTATTACACCTATGGAAGTCTGTCCTATGGCACTGCGCGTCCAGATGTTGGATCAGTACCGGCCACTACCTGGAGCCTAGACACCTGGGGCGAGTACCTGGTGGCGTGCAGCAGCACCGACGGCAAGATTTACGAGTGGCAGTTAGGGTTCACGACTCCTACCCTTGCGGCTGCAATCACCAACGCACCGACAAGTTGTGCGGCGGTAATGGTCACCAGTGAGCGCATCATGTTTGCTTTGGGAGCGTCGGGCAACCCGCGCTTAGTGAAGTGGTCGGACCAGGAGAACAACACGCTTTGGACGGCGGCAGCCAACAACCAGGCTGGTGACTTTGAACTAGCAACGCCAGGGTCTCTGAAGTGCGGCAAGCGCGTGCGAGGTGTAAACCTTATATTGACAGATGTGGACGCGCACGTTGCCAGCTACATCGGCTTGCCCTACGTCTACAGTTTTGAGAAGGTGGGAAGCGGGTGCGGCGTCATATCAGCGCAGGCAGTGGCGGCCATTGACACTTCCGCGATGTGGATGTCTAAATCAGGCTTCTGGTCATACGATGGTTACGTCAAGCCCATGACTTGTGATGTCGGAGACTACGTCTTCAACAACATGAATCTGAATCAGGCGTCCAAGGTGTACGCCGTCCACAATTCAGCATTTGGTGAGGTGACCTGGTTTTACCCGTCGTTGTCATCAAATGAGAATGATTCTTATGTAACCTACAGCTACCGTGAGGGGCATTGGGCTATCGGTATGTTGGCTCGCACCGCTGGAACAGACCGAGGCGTCTTTGTTAATCCTATGATGGTTGGAACTGACGGGTACATCTACGACCACGAGGTGGGATTTACCTACGACTCAGTCTCTCCCTACGCGCAGTCAGGCCCGATTGAACTCGGTAACGGGGACAACGTGATGGCCGTGAGATCGGTTATTCCTGACGAGCAAAGTTTGGGTGAGGTCGCCATCTCTTTCACGGCCAGGATGTATCCGACATCGACAGAGACAAGTTATGGCCCGTTCAGCGCCAAGCAGCCAACCGACGCCAGGTTCTCGGGTCGGTCAGTCAAGATGAAGGTGACCGGAAATGTGCTGGACGATTGGCGGGTCGGCGTGATGCGGCTGGAGGCTACGTCGGCAGGGAAACGGTAATGGAGGATTTCTGGCGTCTGGCACAACACATCGAAGCGGCCTTAGAATACTCGGAAGGCACTCACACTCTTCAAGATGTTGCGCAGGGTGTAGAGGTAGGACGGTTCCAGCTATGGGCTGGGACAAATAGCGCAGTTATCACTGAGATCATTGTCTATCCGCGACTCAAGAATTTGCACTATTTTCTTGCTGGCGGCGACCTAGATGAACTCAAGCTGATGCGACCACACATCGAGTCTTGGGGAAAGCAGAATGGTTGCACGCGAGTTACCTTGGCTGGCCGTAAGGGTTGGGCAAGGACATTTTTAGCAGATGAGGGATATGAACCTAAGTGGCATATTCTGAGCAAGGAGTTGTGATATGAGTCTAGGTGGTAGAGATATATCCACACAAAATGTTGTGTATGGTCCTGATGGAACGGAATATGGAAATCCTGCCATAGCTAGAGCCGCTGGCGTAGAAAACCCACTAAACCAGCCCCCTGTTGGAGTTCCAGTTATCCCGCTTGGTCGGGCAGCTACACCACGAAATCCGGCCCGATCACCATCAGATTTTGAAGGTTCGTTGCTGGGTCCAGATTTGTTCGAGTCGAGGATACAATCAGCGCCTCAGCCAATTGCACCTGTAATTCAGCCTTACACGCCAGCGCCTCAGCCAATTGCACCTGTAATTCAGCCTTACACGCCAGCGCCTCAGACAATTGCACCTGTAATTCAGCAATTTAACCCAATGGGTGAAGCATCTGCGGCGGTAATCACATATGGCCCAGATGGACGCGCATATGGCAGCCCTGCTGAAGCTAGAAACGCTGGTGTGAGTAATCCCACTATGTCGCCTCCTGCTGGAGTTCCAATTTCCTATCCTGGACGGCAACCTTACACGTCTGCACCAATGCCCTATATCCCAACGCCATCATCTGGTGGGCGTAACCGTTACGCTGAGATCATGTCTCAATTTGGACAGTCGCAGCCGTTTTCGTTCTTTGGTATGCCGCCCACCTACACCGGAGGCTTTACACCGTACCAGCGTTCAGCATCAGCACCAGCATTGCCAGTAGAAATCCCAACTACATCGACTACTGGCAGTGCCGGTGGTAATAATGCAAACAGAGAAGGCCCAAGCGCATTTTCTCAGATGACTCCAGCGGAGCGTGCTGCCTATTACGCTGCAAACCCAATTGAGGGAAGTCTTGCGTTGGGTGTTCAGGATTTATTTGGCAACATCACCCTAACGGGGCAGGCAACGAAGTATTTGGGTGCAGATAATTGGTACGACTCAAGGCTAGAAAAAATGGGTGTTAATCCAACCATTAGCTTGGAGAATCAAAATACGCTTGCTGGTGAGGCAATGCAAAGGGCATTAGATTCACAAGCTCAATCTCAGGCTTTGCAAGGTGCTATAGCAGCAGCAAATGCAAACACTGGTCTTGTAGCTAACCCTATGAGCCTTGACCCATCACAGAGGGTAGTTTCTACTCCAGTTGTCACTGCGCCACCCGTTGTGGCTCCAGCTATCACTGAAGGTTTATTGAGTACGCCAATCGTTGAGGCTCCAGTGCCAGTTGTTACTGCGCCACCCGTTGTGGCTCCAGCACCAGCCCCTGCACCAGTGCCAATGATGACTGTTAAAGAGACATGGAAAGGGGAAGATTCTCCGGACCCAGGACAAGGATGGACTCAGGAACGATACGGTGCAAGGGATGCAACTAGATGGGTTCGCGCAGTTCCTGTAGCCGTGTCTAGCTTTGTTGACAGTGAGGGAAATGTTGACTTTGGGGCACTTCAAAGAGCAGGATATTCCATATTAGGCATTGGCGGTGGGCAGGGTAGTTCTGGAGGCGGTTATACCGTCGGTGGGTACGCACCTGGTTCGCAAGCGGCAGCAGCAGCGGCATCTGGTCAGTTTGGAATGGGGCCAGGTACGCCAGGATTCAATAGTGGTGGCGCTGGCTTTGCCAAAGGCGGTCATGTTTCCATGCAGCGTTTGCAAGGCCCGAACCCCGCTGGTCCTGATGACGGCTATGCCGCGCTCAAGGATGGCGAGTACGTCATCAACGACAACGCGGTCAAGAAGTACGGTATCGAGTTGATGGAGGCCATTAACTCGGGCAAGATTTCAAAGGGCAAGCTACGCGGCTTGCTCGAAATGTAAGGAGAAACGATATGTCTAAAGGCGGCGCATCCGGTAGCACTACTGCAACCACATCAATCGACCCTGATCTGAAGGCGGCTTATCTAGCCAACATCGGCCAGGCCCAGAGCGTAGCCGGTGCGTTGCCGGTACGGCAATTTGCCGGTTTCAATCCTCTGTATACGGCGGGTGAGCAGCTAGTCACAAACGAGGCTCTGACCCCGTTTACTGGCGAGTCCATCCAGCAGTTTATGAACCCCTACGAGAACGAGGTGGTCCAGCGTTCACTGGCTGATGTAGGTGGCGCACTGGAGACTCAGCGACTGCGAGACAGGCAGGCGGCTACCGCTGCACGCGCATTCGGTGGATCTCGCCAGGGCGTGCAGGAGTCACTTACGAATGCCGCTGCACTGAAGCAGGCGGCTGATACCGCTGCTCAGTTGCGTGCATCTGGTTACGGCCAGGCTGCTCAGTTGGCGCAGTACGCCAAGGGCGCAAACATCTCAGGCGGCCAAGCTGTTTTGGGCCTGGGCGGTGCGCGTCAGGCGCTGGAGCAGGCTCAGTTGGACGCACTGCGCAACATTGGCGTGGAGAAGCTGGGGATTGCATCTGGTGGGCTTACAGCGTCGCTACCCAACCTCGGCATGACGCAAACGCAACCGTACTACCGGAACCAGACCGCTGGAGCGTTGGGCGGTGCTGCTGCTGGCTACCAGTTTGGTGGACCAATCGGTGCTGGCATCGGCGGTCTGCTTGGATACTTTGGATAAGGGGAACAGAATGGCAACACAATTTGACCCAACCCAATACTTTCTCGGTAGCGGACTCGGTGTAGGCAGATTCAACCAGCCGTATCGTCCCAAAATCCAGGACATTCTGGCGCGTATGAACCGACCCGAGATTACGGGTATGCCAGGGCAAGGCGTTTACATCGATCAGATGTCAGCCCCGCAATACGTTTCACGCACCGGACCTGACATTTTTTACCAAAAGCGACGTGACCCACTAGGGGCTAATCTGTATCCGAATGTGCCTGGTATGGGATTCACTCCTAGCGAGGGTCTTATATCTCCTCCAATGATGGATGAGCCGTTTTATCCATTGAGTACAGCAGAGGCTCAGGCAGCACCGCAAGCTGCGCCAATGCAAGAAGCGCCATTGCAGACATTTGAGGAGGCTTACCCTGACCTATCTAAGCAAGCTGGAGCTGCACCACGCCGCACACTCGGACTGCTGGGTGATATGTTTGGCGGTGCATCCGCGCTGGACGAGTACATGACGCCAGAGCAACGAGCGCAGCTACAGAACCAGGGCGTCATGGCAGCGGCCATGCAATTGCTTGCGGCATCAGGCCCAAGCCGGACACCTGTGGGACTCGGCCAGGCGCTTGGTGAGGCATATGGTGCTGGTCAGAAAGGCTACACGGCAGCGCAGCAGAATCTGCTTGCGAGCATGACGATGAAGCAGAAGATGGATGAGGCGAAGCGTCTAAAAGATATTCAAGCACGCATCAGTGGTGCATTAATTGGAGAAGGCGCTCCGGCTATGCCTGGTGCAGCCATTTCTCCAGAGCAGGCTATCAATGCACCAGGGTTACCCGCTGGCCCTACAGTGGCACGCGCTGCACTGATTGGTACTCCTGGTGCTGCTGCACCTATGAGTCAGGCAGATATATTGCACGATAGGTACATGAACGCGTCAAGCATTGCGGCTCAGTATGGTGATGCTGAAACAGCAAAAAAATACGCTGATTTGGCAAAGCAAATTCGCCCATTAGATGAGGTTGTTGGAGAGCCGTTCAGAGGTAGTGATGGAAACTTTTACTCACGTCTTAAGTCTGGCGGGACTAAGCCATTCAGTGGCGTATCTCCAATAGACAAGCCAGTTGGTGAACCGTTCAGAGGGAATGATGGCAGATATTACCAGCGTACCGAATCAGGCGGGACTGTATTGTTTAGCGAAGGAACGGTAACGCCAGCGGCTAAACCCATGGGCGCTCCCATCAAGGTGACAGATGTATCTGGCAAACAAGTGCTGGTTAACCAGATGGATGACGGCACATTCAAAACAGCTACAGGAATTGGACCAGCGCGTAATATGGTGCAAGTTGATGTCGGTGGCTCAATCAAATTTATTGACGAAGACAAACTTACACCTGGAACATCTTTCACCAAAGGACTGGCTCCGCAAATTGTTGGAAGCGCCGATACAGGGTTCTATGTGTATGGAGGCGGTGGAGGCGGTGGGACTACGGTAGGAGGCAAAGCGCCTGCTGTGGCTGGCGCTGCTGGTGCAGCACCTCCACCTGGTGGGCGTCAAGCTGCACCAGGGATGACTCAAATTATCCCTGGCACATCGTTCAAGAATGATGAGCAGTTGCGTGGTGAGTACACCAGAAACATGGAACCATTTGTAAAACTTGCCCAAGCATTTGAGAAGGTACAAGTTGCGGCTCTAAACCCATCAGGCGCTGGCGACATTTCGCTTATCTATGGATACATGAAGATCCTTGATCCTAACTCTACGGTTATGCAGGGAGAGCAAGCTACTGCGCAAAATGCTGGAAGCGTACCAGAGGCAATTCGGGCTAAGTACAACTCAATTATTGGCGGTGAAAAGTTAGACCCGAATGTGCGTGCTGATTTCTTAAATCAGGCAAGGCTCATAGTTGAGTCTCAACGGACAATGGCTAATGATGTAAGAGACCGTTACAGCGAACTTGCTCAATCATATGGCTTAAAACCAGAGCAAATTGTCTTTGACCCATTTAAGCGCATCAAAGCACCAGGCGAAGTTGTCAAGAGTGCGACTCCAATCAAGGCAAATGATTGGTGGAAAAAGTTTGATTTGCTACCGAAACCATAGGGGTAAAAAATGGCTGATATGACAAACCTTGAACGGGTACAAGAGAATGTGCGTAGGCTGCAAGCGCAGGGAGTTGATAACGCATCACTTGCTGAGTATTTGAAGACTGAGGGTTACACCCCGACTAGGTACGAAGAGGCGTCTAGGAAGATGAAGGACCTTGGCGGTCCTGCTGTCAATGCTGGCTTTGGTCGCTCATTGCTGCAAGGCTTGACGTTCAACACGGCAGATGAGATCGAAGCTGCAGCAAAAGCCATGATGAGTTCTGGCATGAGCGCATTTGACGCGCAGCAGACCCTGAGTGGGTTGGTCACTGGCGCAAAGCCTCAGTCGCAATATGAGAAAGAACTTGCAAGGGTTCGAGCAGGCATTAAAGCCTACGAGGAGCAGTATCCTGGACGGGCATTCACTGGTGAGTTAGTTGGTGGCCTGATTCCTACAGTGGCCGCGATTGCTGCTGCCCCGTTCACTGGTGGAGCCACTGCACCAGTCGCTGCATCCAACGTCGCTAGAACAGTCGCCGCGATACCAGGTCTTGGCCGTCAGATCATGACCGGAGCAAAGGTCGGTGCAACGACTGGCGCATTGTCAGGTGCTGGTGCGTCTGAGGGTGGACTAGGCAACCGCGCAATGGGCGCACTTGTTGGAGGCACTGTAGGCACAGTGCTGGGCGCAGGGTCACCAGTGGTGAGCAAGGCAGTGGTTGGAGGTGGAAGGGCTGGGTTGGAAGCCGCTGGCCTTATTACTCCGCAAACCGCTACCCAGAGAGCGCAGGAGTTGCTAGCTAAGAAGTTGGCACAGGAGGGTGTAGCACCAGCAGAACTAGCCCAGCGCCAGGCTCAGATCATCAAGACTTATGGGCCGCGGGATGAGACGCTTGCGGACTACGGCGGCGAGTCCATGAGACGCCTTGCGCGTGGAGCGATGGCTATCCCTAGTGCCAGCCAGACTGACGTGCGTCAGATGCTTACAGAGCGTGCAGTGGCGGCTGGCCCAAGGATCACGAAGGACATCACTGACCTGACGGCCATTGGTGAGCGTGACATCTACGAGGTGGCTGATGAGATCAAGAAGCGCAGATCTATGCTGGCATCTCCACTTTATGACCAGGCATATGCTGCTGGTCAGATCAACTCATTTGCCATCGACAATTTATTGAAGAAGTCAAAAGACATTCAGTACGCTATCAGCGAGGCTCGCAGATTGCCTGATTATGCTGATCTGCCTGACAACTCAATGCTTATGCTGGACAAGGCATACAAGTACATTGGCGGCCTTGCCAACAACGCGAAAATTTCTGGCAAAACATCACAAGCCAATGATTTAGATAACTTGCGCATATCTTTGCGCGATGCCATAACTGAAAAAGTCCCTGTTTATGGCAAGGCGCTCAGTACATTTTCGGATGAGTCACTGCTTAATGATGCGCTAGAAATTGGCTCTAAAAACTTCTTGAAGAAGTCACCATCAGAAATCAACCGCGAACTTAAAAAATTCTCAGGTGAAGCCGAGCAGCAGATGTACCGTTTGGGTGCGGTTCAGTCTTTGCGCGATGAAATTTATGGGATGCGCGAAACAGGGAATATTGCGGATAAGTTCTTGAACTCGCGTGAGATGCGTGACCGTATGCGCACCATCTTTAACTCAACTGGTGAGTACGAGACTTTCATAAAGAACCTGGAGCGTGAGCGCCAGATGGGTGTAACCAGGGCAAGAATTGAGGGTGGTTCCCCGACTGCTCCTATTCAACAAGACATTGCAGAATTGCAAGGACCGTCAGCGACTGAGATCATAGCCTCCGGCGCTCAGATGGCGCGTGGTGACTTGCTGGGTGGCGGCATGAGCATGGCGCGTCAACTGGCTCCGCGACTGCAAGGCATAAACGAGAACGTCGCGCAGGAGTTATCTGACATTCTGCTGAACCCTAGCTTTAACGTGCAGCAGCAGGCACTGCTGAATGTTGCGCCCATCATGGATGAGTTGCGCCGCAGAGCGTTGCAGCAACAAGTTAGGCAGGCCGGTGGATCAGCAACCGCCGGACAACTTGTACCTGGACTACTTGGGGATTGAGTAGAAAGCTGCCATCAGCGGGTGCACCTTTATCTTCCGTCTAGCGGCACGCTCACGCGCTCGACGGAAGTCCTTGTCCTCCTGGGACTCATTCGCACGCACTTTCTTAACGCGCTCATACCCTGAGTAAGCCGGTGGCTTGGGAGCGTCAACACCTATTCCCCAAGCGTAGACCCTGGCAATCGTCCCCTTGGTGCGGGACCAGCCTGCGACGTACACCTGGCCGCGCTCATGCATCCTCTTCATGTTGTACTCAACAGCACGCTCGGACAGGAAAACGGCAGCCGCCAACTCCTTGCGCGTCATGGGGCGTTTCTTCAGCGCCTGCTCAATTTGTTTCAGTCTGGTGGGTTTCATGTTTATTGCATCAATAAGTGTTAGATTCCACGCAACTTTGTGGAGTCACCATGCAACCTAAAGTTTCCCGTGAAGAGTTTATCAATGTCTGGAAGCGTTTTGGATCTTGTTCTAAAGTCGCTGAACACTTGGATGTTTCTGAGCGTTCTGTGAACAACAGACGGCGCAGAATTGAAAAGGATATGAACCAGCCCCTAATTGGTTTTGATATGAGGGCGCAAAAATACTCTCAGTTCCAGCCAATTCAGACCTCGCTGAACCGAGTGGATCTTGGCATCCTTGACCAGACCATAATCGTTTTCAGTGACGCGCACTTCTGGCCTGGCGAGTACACCACCGCGTACCGTGGCCTGCTGTGGGCGATTAAGGAACTGAAACCGCACGCCGTCATCAGCAATGGTGACGCATTCGACGGGGCTACTATCAGCAGGCACAACCCGCTGGGCTGGTCCAAGACTCCATCCGTAATTGAAGAGCTGAAGGCGGTGCAGGCCCACCTTGGCGAGATCGAGGAGACGGCCAAGGCAGCCAGGCACAACTGCAAGCTGCTGTTTACATGGGGCAACCACGACACGCGCTTTGCCAACAAGCTGGCGTCCCAAGCTCCTCAGTACCGCGAGGTGCATGGGTTTAAGCTGCAGGACCATCTGCCAGCCTGGGAGTTTGCCTGGTCTGTCTGGCCTACACCGGACTGCATCATCAAGCACCGCTATCGATCCGGCGTCCATGCCGCGCACAACAATACGGTGAACGCCGGTATCTCGATTGTCACCGGCCATCTGCACTCGCTGAAGGTAACGCCATTTGCTGATTACAAGGGCAACAGGTATGGCGTAGATACTGGAACGCTTGCCGAACCCTATGGCGCTCAGTTTGATTATGGAGAAGGGAATCCTCTGAACCACCGGTCCGGATTTGCGGTCCTGACATTCAAAGGTGGTAGGATTTTGTGGCCTGAGTTGGTTCATAAGTGGTCCGACGATCAGGTAGAGTTTCGCGGTCAAATCATCAACGTTTAAGGACTTCACCATGTATTCATTCACATTTATCATCAACAATTCCACCGAAGTAGAAATCAACAGCGATTGCGAATCGTTAGTCGATTGCTTTCAAGAAGGCGAAGAGTACGAGTACGACGATGAGGCAGATTGCTACTGCTGGTTCGACGCTGAGTACGACGCTTGGTACTGGCTGAACGAAGAGACCGGCGAGTGGCTCCTGGTCGAAGACGACGAGGCAGATTGGGGCGACGACGAGGAAGAGTACGACGACGAAGAGGAAGAAGAAGCCGAGGCTGCTTAATCCGGAATCAGCGCCAGGGCATCGTTTACAGATGCCTGTATCTCAGACACGGCCTGCTCAAAAGGTAGGCCGTGTTTTCTATTTTGGCGCAGCACATGATTGATCTCATACAGGGTCTGCCAAGCGCGTTCCGAGTGGATCGCTTTGATCGCCTCCTGTTCGTCTTGGAATGTTGCTGTTATCTGCATTTTTCACCTCTTTAAGTTTTACTCTCTCCATCGTCGAAAACCGGTGGCCGTTAGCGCACTCATACCGGCGATAGGTTTGATTGTCGTACTTGTGCCTAGTCTCAAGGCAACGGGTCCATGCTTTACAGGTGTCGCAAATCATTTGGACTCGCCAGACGCAATTTCGTTTAATGCAATGTCCACCTCAGCCTGCGCCGCCATTCCATCTTCATACCCACGAGCATAAGAGTTTTGCTCCATAGCAATCAGTTGGTTAATCAGGCGCTGCTGTATCTCGCAGATGCGCGTCAGACTATCTAAAGCCAAATCTTTTTTGCTCATGGTGCGCTGCTTATCAGCAGTCGCGTCACGCTTTGAATTAAATCCGGTCATCACTTGCACTCCTGGGTAAATAAGGCGGCGATGCTGCCGCAGATAGGCTCATATGTGTAGTAGCCCCATGCCATGCAGGCGGCAGCTACCACTGACGCCAAACCAATAAAGAAAAATATGCTGGCTATCAGGCCAATGGCAATGCTTGCCCAGGACTCGATTTCATCGTCTGTATCCATGATGCGTACTCCGGTGAATCAAACACAAACAGCATGGCGCAGAGCGCCACAACGAGCAGGCTAGTTCGCCTTGGCATAGTCCAGCTCAATCTGGATGGACTTCAACTCCTGGCGCAGGATCTCCAGCTCCTGGTCCAGACGTTTCTGTGCGGTCTCAGCGCCACGCGCCCAGCCTGCGAGTGCGGCATCGGTGCAAGCGGTATGCAGCATAGTCGCCAACTCTTCACGCGAAATCAGGCCAACATTACCAACGGCAGGAAGGTGTGCGAACACGGTCTTTTTGATTTCAATTTCTAAAGGAGTCATGCGAACCACCACTGAGTTAAGACATAGGAAAGTGCTGCGAGGATGGCGACAGAGAGTGCCGCGTCAAGTATTAAGGATTTCATGCTCCGACTCCGATTTGGTAGGTGGTGGTTAAATAGTGGTTCTGCTCCATGACCTGGCGCTGCTCATTGTCCAGCTCACGGCGGCGCGGCAGGAAACGCTCAACGTAGGACCGGTGAACGGCCATTGGCTGGTGGTAGAAGTCGCGGTCGGCTAACTCCGATTCGCGCAAAAACGCCTCTGGGTTCTCGCGTTGCAAGGAGGCGGCGACCTTGTCAATCTGGCCGCAGCCGAAGCAGGCGGCAGCCTTGAGCTGGCTGCGTTGGTAGTTGGTGAGTTTCATTGTGGTATCTCCTAAAGATGGGGGCCGTAGCCCCGTTGATTATTGGTAAGACAAACCCTGGAACTCAAACGAGTCAGCGAATTCCGGAGCAGCAGACTTGCGAATGCTGATGGAGACGCAGCCAAAACCATAACGCTCCGCAAGGTATTGCTTGGCGTCCGGAGTGTTAGCGACTACCGTGATTTCGGTAGCTGCGAAGTCTGCGGGAGAGAAAGTGAAATCGGTCATAAGACCTCCAAAGAAAGTGCCTTGCGGCGGGTTGTTGATGAGTGAATCATACAACAGATGACGACTAGACCAACAACAGCAGTTGCGAAATGCATTAGGGAAAACACCTAGTCTTTTTGGTGTAGAATGCGTCATCTAGGAGGTGATAATCTAATCATGGAAACTACCACACAAGCTGCCATCAGGGCCATCCGCGAGAAAGCGGAACGCTCCGGTTTCACTTTGTCTGATGTCGCTTACGCGGCAGGCATTGACAAGGCCCAGGTCTCGCGCTGGTCTACCGGCAAGGTCGTTCCACTGTATAGCGCCGTCATCAATCTGCAGGAGGCTTGCGACGCCCTGGTGGAAGCCAGGCTGCTGATGCTGCAGAAGGAGAGCCAGCAGTGAGCTTTATCATCGGAATCGACCCAGGCATCAGCGGAGCCATCAGTGTGTTCAGCGCAATCACTTACACCTTGTTTGACGTGATTGATATGCCCACCTTAGAGGTGGACTCGGGTAAGACAAAGAAGCGCCACATTAGCGCGGCAGGGTTACGCAATATCTTGGAGGGCTACCCTGACTCGCACGTTGTCATCGAAAAGGTTGGCGCACTCCCTGGGAACGGGTCAGTTTCCATGTTCAACTTTGGGCGCAGTGCAGGCATGATTGAGGGCGTTGTGGTGGGTTTGAAGATTCCGCACACCTACGTCACCCCGCAGACCTGGACGAAGGCTGTAGGCCGCGCAGCAGGCAAGGATGCCAGCCGGATGCGTGCAATGGAACTGTTCCCAGCCAAAGCTGACCTGTTTAAGCGTGCCAAGGACGATGGTCGCGCAGATGCCTGCTTGATTGCTTACTGGTACATAACGAAAAATGCTTGACCAACTGCGCACCATGCGCGAACACATTATCTGGCTGGGCACTCAGTTGGAGCAGGAGCGCGACTCCTCCCGCGAAAAGACTGTGCTGCTCAAGCGCCTGCTGGACCCAGATGACCTGGGGCACGCGGTCACCAACGAGGTACGCAAACAAGCCTACGCAATTATTTCAAACGACCACG